TCTTAGGACGCATCATGTTCTTTGCTTTGTTCCACTTTAATAATCTTTCTGTACCTAAAATTAAAGCCCCTTCATATAAGCACTCTATTTTTCTTCCTATTTTTTCAAACGCTAAATCTTCTCCTACAGGAGGATTAAAACTATCATCTTTTTCTATTAATTTTTGTAATCCAGCTGGAGTTTCTTTTACTTTGTAAACTTCATTAACAAAAGTTTTATAATTAAAATAAAGGATATCTATTTTATTTTTATCTTCATCTACATTGTGCCCACGACTAGAACCATATCTATGACTGTATTTATAGTTGCTCTCAGTAATCTCTTCTAATTCAGAAAGCGTAAGATCTGGAAATTCTTTTATTAATTCATTTATAGGGATTGTTTTAACTTCACCTACGTAATAAACATCGTCAAAATAAGGAGATTCTGTATACGAATATACTAAATTTGCAGGGTCAACATAATCTATAGTAACTCCCTCTGCTGTGTTAAAACTAGTTTTAGACGCTGCTATACCACAAACAGCTAAATCATATATTAGTCTTTTTCTAGTTAGATCATATTTATTACCTTCTAATAATACGTTTATAGCTTGTTCTTCTGCTATTTCAACAGACTGCTTGTAGTTTAAAGACATGTGCAAATCTAATTCTTCTTGTGTCTCTGGAATCTCTTCTTCTTTATTTTCCTTAAGATCCATGTTCATTAGGTTTTTAGCCATCTGATCGAACTCTTGAGCTTTCATGTCGTTCATTATGCTCTCCATATATGCCGTTCTTTTTTCTACGCCATATGGATCTTGTGTATATGCTTTTATTGAATATTGCCTTTCAGATATACCGTTAACTACGATATCAACGAACTTAGGTATAATTGGAACAGGTTTCCAATCTAAGTTCAAATAACTTAAATCACCATTTATAGATAATTCATCTTTATATTTTTGTATTGATTGTTCTCCTCTAGCGTACAGTCTTAATTTATGAAAATTATTAGTATGGTTATAATATCTATTATTTCCATTTCTTTCTCCATCAAACCATTCAGCCTCTATAGCTTGTGCTACTTTTAATCCATAGTCTTGTGATGATTTTTCGTTATCACTAACTATTTGACTTGGGAAATTATGATTACCTCTCATATTATTTTTTAATTAATTTAGATATACCACCTGTGTTTGAATATTTAGCGATATTTATGTTTAATTTTGGTTTTTCAATATTTGCGTTTGGTGTGTATAAATGTCTATTACAAGCCATTATTGCTAATCCAGAACTAATACTTGCGTCAAATTTAGTTCTTTTAGTTATATCAAATTTACTCCAATCATTTAAGGTTCTATTAAAGTATATATTTCCATAACTATCGCCTCCTAAGTGTCCAACATGCTGCTGTATATACATTTCAATCGCTGCTGCGTGGGCTTGTTTTATATCTTCACTTGAATTAGGTATGCCACCTATTTCTTTTTCTGTTGTAGATAATTTGTTCCACACTTTGTCTGGTCTATTCATGCTAAATCCTCTATAACCTCTTCTTCTTAAATAGTACAATAGTCTAGGTTTGTTATTCTCCGCAAGTATTGGCATACCATAAAATACTAACGACATTAACACGTCTTCAAAAAAGATCTCAGCGGTTTGTGGTCTAGCTATATATTCTAAGAAAAAATGATTCGGAGGAGCGTCTTCCATGCTAAATTTAGTTAAACCATGTAACGCACCATTTGACCCTCTTCCATCTACTGTTCCTGATATATCATAACTATCACAACCAAAAGCCCCCATGTGTTCATTAGCTGGATACTTAATACCATTTTTTACAATAATATTACTTTGCATATGTGTTGGTGGTGTCCAACTTATCTTAAACCTACCTTTTGGATCTGGGTAGAATATAACTTTAGTATCTTTTATTCCATTAACCCATTGAAAATTACCAGTATTAACATTTGCCGCGCTTGTTGCTTCTTCGTTATAATCTATCTGCTCATATATTTTAACGAGATTAAAAATACTATTTTTAGTTTCGTCTCTAAACGCGTGTTCTTCTGTTCTTGGAAACTGTCTATAAAACTCATTTAAAGCATCATGATCAGATTTTAATCCTTCTGCTTCGTTGTTCCAGTGTTCTATTATGCCTATATCTATTAGTTCGCCGGTTGGGTCGAGTACATCATGATCTGGATTATCGAACACTGGATATCCGTGTTCATCAATAAATCCTTCGTAGTTCCACTCCATTGGGATAAAAAGAGAATATAAACCAGACTTTGTTTGTCCATTACGATTTCGTGATGTGACATTTGAAGCATTGTATAGTTTTTTAAAGTTATCTCCACCTTTGTCTAGGGCGTTGGAAGTTGAGCCCATCATACATTTACCTATAATTCTACTACCTAATCTTAAACATGTTTTAGTTACTCTCCAATTGTTTAGTATGTTATCAGGTCTCTCCCATTTACCACTTTCGTCATGTACTAGTAAATTCAGTTTTTCCCCATCGTAACTATTGTCTCCAGTGTTTTTCCAGTCGATAGTTGTGTCTAATCCTTTAATATCTTCGAGGCGTTCGTTTGACGTGATCTTTTTTCTCGTAAACTTACTAGCGGGAACACGATAAGCCAACTCGGATTTTGGACGATCCATTCCATCTTGTATAGGTTTAAAAAAGAATGGATAATTAATTGATATAGGAACAACTTTGTCTGTAAACATTTTTTTCGCATCTGCACCTGTTTTAGATAGTATACCATATCTACTATCACTTGCTAATGTAGCTAAATTAACCGTTTCAGCTGACGACATGAAAGAAAATCCTGATCTACGGTTTTTAAGATAACACATTCCGTAACATCTTTTATCTGCTTTACAAGCTTCCCAAAATATATAAAACAATCTATTTGCTTCTCTAAAGTCTGGAGCCCCAACATCAATCTTACTCCATTGTAAATACATATAGTGCGTACCAGTTATCCAAATTGGTTTTCCGTTGTTTATAAACCAAAATCCTTCTTCTCTTCTTTTGAATTCCTCATCTATATAACTATACCATCGTTCTTTTTGCTCGTCTGGATAGTTTCTCCAATCAAATATATTTTTTATTCTTTGCAGTTCTTTTGGGTATTCTTGCTTAACCCACTTGTTCTTTGGATGTTTATATACCTCTTTAGGTGGCTTCGGCAGTGCTATGACTAAATTTTGTATCTCTATAATTTCTCCTATAACACCATTATGGGACAATACAATAAGATCGTGTTCCTTATTGTAACCGTACTTCCACTTTTTACCGCGATTCATTCTGGTAATAGTAGTTCTTTTTATCGGTTCAACCGTGTTAACTAAACTTTGCTTGTACATTACTTAGATCTACCTTCTGCGAATCCTTTAAAGACCTCTTTCTTTCTCTCTTCAGGTGCTTTGCCCTCAAGCAGGTTTTCTTCTTCTTGTATTCTTGTGAGTATTTCAAATGCGTCAAATATAGCTAGTTTTTTAGTAGCTGCGGCATTTTTTAATCTATCTGCTGATATGTCATCGTCTGAATCTACTATCGGTTCTTTAGCAACTTTAATAAGTTCTTCAACTGCTTTTTGCCCAGCTTGGATTATATTCTTTTTCGTTTCCTTGGTATTCATATTTAATTGTAATAAATTGTGTCATAACTCTATATAAACGCTTCCCATCAATAGCAAATTCATACGTTGAAAACGGAGTAAAACCTATCAAGTCTTCTTTTTCGTAAGAACCATCAGTGTATTTAACAATTCCAATACACGCTTCTTCTTGATCTACTTCTAATTGATTCCTTTCTTTAATAGGTTGTACAAAACAATATCCTTTTGGTGCCTTCCATTTATTGTCTCTTTTATATAAGAATATTTGATCTTCTTTTATAAAATAAGTGTTTTCATTAAAAAAGCTCTTACTATTTTTCTCTTTACCTTTTACGTCGTGCCAACGTCTAAATACATTGTGATGGGTGACAATAGTATCTCCAGGTTTTATTTCCGTTTTAAAAGCTGTAGGAATAGATTTAACAATAGCTTCTCTATTTACATATTGATGATTATGAATTTCTGTATTAAGTATAAGATCTTTTTCTCCGACTTTAGCTATGTTGTTATATCTATTTCCTTTAGGTTTTATAACGAAATCAAAAGGTGCTTTCATTAGTACTCTAAATTATACTCTATAGATATTGCCATGTTCTTGTTAAAGTCTTTCCACGGTAACAAGTCATTATTCTTTTTAATATAAATAGAATACTTATCGTCTTCCTCTATTATATCACAGATCTTATGCCCACCGTATACTTCTTGACCAACAGAATAATGCATAGCATCGTTTTTATAGTCTTTACCTACTGTAATTTTCCTTATTAATTTACTCATTGTCTTCGTAGTCTATAGTACCATCTTGTATATTAATATTACTAGTACCATACGCTTTTTTAAAATCATGCTGCATACTATTTAGTTTCTCTTGTAACATAGTAGCCCGATATATTAGATTATATTTTTTTGTTTCTAAAGAACCTATTTCTAACTGCGTTCTATTAATGTCACTAATAGACTTCTGCATATTGTCTAGTTCTTCATTTGTAATTTTAGAAGGTTTTTCACCTTTTAGTTGTTTAATTCTTTTTGTTGTGTTTTTTGCCATTTTATTTAATTTAATTATTTTTATTCTTCTTCTTCATGCCAATCTGATCCATTTAATATGGTCATTATATCTTCATAATTGTATTCTGTTTTACCACTTAAAAAATTAGGTTGATTACCTTCGTATTTTAAAAGAGCTTTGCTTTCATCTAAAGAATACCTTAATGTGTTAGCAGAGGTTTCTAATACTTTAGAAAAATCTACACTTGATACTTCATTTGCATTTATTATTACGTATTTTCTCATTTTAATGTGAATTAACTGTTGGTGAATTTACAATAGTTCCGTTTTTTGATGGATCAGCATAGTTAAATGCTACCGATCCACCTTTTTCTTCAAGTCTATAATAAGCTAATAAATTTTCTTTATATCCACCTGTCATATCAACAGGATCAGTAACACCAGCGCTATTAATTGCTGTAACTTCATCAGCGGTAATAGCTCTATTCCAAATTGCTATTTCGTCTAAACCTCCATACCAATAGTTACCACTACCGTTATAGCCAATTTGCGCACCATCGGATGTTCCACTCCAAGTTCCACTCAGGCCTACAGTTTCTTTTAATGTACCATCTAGATAAAATTTTACCTCATCCGCGTCAGTGTTGATAGTACCAGCGACATGATGCCACGCTCCATCTGTTTCTACTGACACTATAGCTCCATCAGAAGTTGATAAGCTAGTAGTACCACCAGCTTTTCTAGAAAATCGCATATTATTTGCAGAAGCATGATAAAATAATTGAATTATATTATTGGTATCTACTTCCATTTTGAATATATGTCTACCAGAAGTTACAGCTCCAGTGAACTTAAACCAAGCAGATATACTAAAACTAACACCATCAATCCTTGCTCCAGCTATGTTATCTATATCAATATACTCATCTGTACCATTAAAATTTAAATAGTTTTGCTGGTGCATGTTCCTTATAGTTTTCGATGCAGCTATGTCAGCGCTTAATCCTAACATTATTCTCCTATATAAGCTACACACATACCTGAAGTTAAATCTATTTCGATATATCTACCGTAAATAGTAGCTCCTTTTGGGAATGTATTAGATGCGTCTATTTGTAAGCCTCCAGAACCAGATATCGCGGTTTCAGAACCGTCACTTAGATTATGAGCCGCTGCTTCAGTGCTTGCCCATTCTAATCCGTCTGTAGTAGCTAAAACTTTACCACTGTTAGCGCCAAGTGAAACATCTGCTTTTGTTTGAGGAACTAAACCACCAGAAGCATCAAATACCGTGTCTGCTAAAAATGTTATAGCCACAAACACTTTTCCATTTGGTGGGCTAGCAGCTCCTGAGGCATCTAAAAATACACTACCTAATTGTCCCATTTGCATTGCTGTATCTTGAAATATTGCCATAATTTATTTTTTTACTTTTTCTAGTGATCTACCACCGAAGTAAGCACCAATCACTGTTATTAATACTAATTGTAATAAGTCTACCCACGTGTCTTTAACCTCGAAAGCAATAGCTCCAGCATCGATAAATATCATTAATACTGTAGATATTACTAAGAACATCAAGACTAATGGTCTTATATTTTTTGATAACCAAGAATCGGATTTCATATCCATACCCCATCTTTCAGTCACTTGCTTTTGCATTTCAGCTTCGTAACCCATTATCATATCTTTTATTTTCTTTTCAGCTTCAAGCTTTTCTTCTTTAGACGTATGTAGATTATCTATAACTCCACCTACACCTTTTACTAAATCAGCTGCTCCACCTGAAAATATTTTTCCTAATATATTCATAATTATATTTTATTTTATTCCGTAATATCCTTTTTTGTAGTTTTTTGCAGGAGATTGCATTCCCATAGGTCCACCAACTCCACCCATAGCTCCACCCATTCCTCCTGGACTTACTGGTGCCATTTGGTCTGGTGCTGTCATATCTGGTATCTCTTGATCTGCTCCCTCTGGTGCGTTTACACCTTTTATAACGTATCCACTTTCAGTTTGCTCTATTATATAATCGTTATCAACAACAAGTCCATCTTCATTCATTTCTAAAAGATTATCTGGATCTTGTACTGGTATCTTTTCTTGTCCAGAATCATACATGAAACCTTCTTCTGTTTTTTGTATATATTGACCTGCTATTGTGTTTGTTTCTCCTCCAACTGCAGCTTGCAGTAAAGGACTTAATCCACTTATGTTTATCATATTTATAATTTTTGGTGAGGAGATGTCCCCTCGTTTAACTTACCTCCAACAGTTGTTTTAGTACCTGTTTTTAGTTTTTTTTTAGTTGGTGATTTCATTGCCATTGCAGTATCTCCTGCCATTTCTTCTTTAGCTTCTTCTTTTAATAGTTCTTTACCAGCTTCAGCATCTTCATTACCTCCGCCACCACCGAATAATTTACTGCCTATGTTTTTTATTGATCCGCCTATTTTATCCATAGCATTTTTACCCCACTTAGTCCTACCTAAGGCAGCCCCAGCTCCTAACGCTGCTAATCCTACGAATTTATTAGGACTATCTGTAGATGCTTTCATTTGAAAAGCAGAAGAAGGTGATCTACCGTCTTTTAAATTAGCTGTTTCTGATTTTTGATTTATACCAGGAAGAGTATGTCCTTCCATTTTAAATTTTGATTTTGATTTTCTTGCCATTTTTATTGATTTATGTGTTTTTCTTTTCAGCTTCTTTTTTAGCTTTCGTACCTACTTTGTAAGCTAGTTTTTCCCAAGGGAACTTTTCCCATCCTTCTTCTCTCCAATTTCCTTGGTATAATATTTTCCCATCTTTTCTAGGGTATTTTTTACCTCTCCAAGTGACGTGATCATCAGTATAACCTAGTTCTCCTTTCTCCATTCGAGCCATATGATCTGCTTCGTGAGCCACGACTTCTGCTTCTAATGGACTTCCTTTAGGTATATCTTTACTTACGAATACAGTGCCATCGTTATTAGCTTCCCCAGCAATACCTTTATCTAAATCTTTTCTTTGCATCTTAAAACTCATGCCTCTGTGTTCGGCACTACCTTTTATTAAAGATTTCTTTATTTTAAAAGCCATATTATCTATCTTTATCTTTAATCATATCATCTATAGCTTTGTTATAAACCTTATCTGTATATGACTTGTTGTTATAAAACTTACTTCTTTCTGAAGTTGGTAAATCTTCTTCACCTAGAAGCACTCTGTATATTCTACTTATTAATTGAGAACACTTAAATGATGTCTTGAATACCGAATACTTTATAGTCGTACGGTTTCTATGTCTCCAAACTTCTATCCAACCTTTTTTTCTAAGTCTTTCCCAGCGGTTCTTATCCCAACTCATGGTGTAAACTCCGTCTATAAACTCTTGTCGTGTAAATCTTCCTTTACAATCTAAATAAATTAATAATTCTAAATCTGCGTCTGTTAACCCGTAAGTCTTACAAGCCCACTTTCGTGTGAGCCTGTAATACTTAAGGATGTTCATTTCACGCAGATCCTGCGCGGTTAATCTCAACTATTATATTGCGTTAAGCGTAATAGTACAAGATAAAATGTTTGGATGTAAGAAAATACTGTTAACGTCATCACAAAGAGTAAGAACGCCATCATCTGTATTTCTCTGTCCATTAATTGCTCTACCTATAGCTAACATAACATCTTTTTCTTTGTCAGCAGTAGTAGTTAATGTAACTAAATCAGCGTCAGCATCAGTACCTGTTGGATCGTGAATACCAGGAGCAAACTGTAACAATACAGTTGCATCGGCAGCACACGTCACAGCTCTAAGTCCAGAAACTGGAAACATTGCAGCATCATCAGCAGCATCAATAACTAAAAGAAATTTTTCCATTTTAATTTTGTTTTTTTGTTAATAATTAGGTTAATTGTCGTTTTAAGTTTTGGGGTTTGGGTTTTGGGTTTTGGTTAATCTATTAATACCACGTCTTGTTGTTTTATAACATGGTAAAATTTATCTTTATGCTGAATCCCATGTCCAGCGTGTTTATCGTAGTGTATAACGTCTCCTTCTTTAATCCCTTCGACGTTATTTCCAATAGATATCACTTTAGCCTTTAAGTACCTATTGTCCTCATCCGTTTGATCTGTTAAGATTAATCCACCTATTTTTGTAGGCTCGTCTTTTATTCTCTCTATAACGAGGTAGTAGTTAACTGCTTTCATCGAGTCGTATATTAGATATTACACAATCAGCGGATATCACAGTGGAGACTACACTTACAGCATTCTTAAGAGCTGTTTTTGTAACAAGAACTGGATCAATTATACCAGCTTTAACCATATTAACACTTTTACCTGTAACAACATCAATACCTAATCCTTTTTCTGGGCGAGGCGCAATCTGTGTAAAGCCAGCGTTATCTAATATAGTTTCAAATGGTGATTTTATTGCTTTTAAGAGTATTTTCTCACCAATATTTTTAGGTTTTATAAATTGAGAAGCATTTAACAGTGCTATGCCTCCACCTGGAACTATTCCTTCTTGTAAAGCGGCTTTTGTAGCATATATTGCGTCTTCTACTCTATCTTTTTTCTCTTTTAGCTCTACTTTTGAATCAGCTCCTACACGTATTATTCCAACGCTTCCAGATAGCATTGCAATTCTTTGTTCTAGCTTTTTCTTAATATAACTGTTTTTTTCTTGATTTTTAAGCTTTTCAACTTCTTTTATTCTATCTTTTATGATCTCTTTAGTTGCAAATGTTGTAATTACAGTGTTTTTGCTATCTGTAACCGCTTTCTCGGCCTCACCAAGAACGTCTAATGATATCCCATCTAAATCATCTCCTAGTTCTTCGTTTATTACCGTTGCACCAACTAAAATGCCTAAATCTTGTACTGTATCTAGTTTTGTTGGGCCGAATCCTGGTAGATCTATAATATTTACTTTTATATTACCTTTAACTTTGTTCATTAGTAACGCACTCTTCACTTGTTGTGATACTTGAGCGACTATAAGTAGAGATCGGTTATTTTTTATTGCGAATTCTAATACATTTTGAATCTTTCTTACATTAGGAATTTCTGATGCAACAACTAGTATTAATGGATTTTCTAATACCGCACGTTGCTTTTCGTTGTCAGTAACAAAATGTGGTGATGTAAGACCGCATTCTGGTAATTGTATACCATCTACAACTTCAACATATGTTTCATCGCTTTCCGATCCTTCCATAAGCACTACACCATCTTTTCCCACTTTATTATAAGCCTTAGATATTATAGCGCCAAGTTCCACGTCGTTATTGCAGCTAATAGAAGACACGTTGTTTAACATGCTTCCTTCTACTTCTATTTTTATCTCGTCTAGATATTTATTAATTTTATCAAGTCCAGAGCTGATACCTTCTTTTATATCTCTAATAGTTACATCTTCGTCACAGTTATTAACTTCTTTTATTAGAGCTTCGGCAAGAACCGTGGCTGTAGTGGTTCCATCACCCGCTTCTTTCACTGTATTTCTAGCAGCTTCCTTTATTAAAGTAGCTCCCATATTTTCAACCGGGTCAAACAAGACAACAGATTCAGCTACTGTTACACCGTCTTTTGTGATCACCGGTTTTCCTCGAGCGTCTTCGTAAATTACACATTTACCAGAGGCTCCTAAAGTGGACTTAACTGCTTTTGCAAGTTTATCCACGCCTTTTATAATTCTTTGTTTAGCGGAATCGCCAAAGTTTAAGTCTTTGACAATCTCACTAGGTAGATTGTATTCCATTTAATTTAATTTAATTGTTACTACTTGAATGTTTTTACAACTTTAGGTCCTTTTATAGATTCTAATTTTTTAGAGAAATGTTCAATGCTTCCGTTAATTGCGGCTTCAGCACCTTCTACAGTTTCTCTTCTTGTAACAGCATGCCATTCCTCACTATCAGGATTTGAGCATTCTGTTTGATAGAATCCATTTGGAAGCTGGGTGATACGCCAGTTGGCTTTTTCAGCTAAATGTTTCCATTGGTTAATAGTTTTTTCATTCGGTTTTTGGTTGCCAGTCATTGTACTGGTCTTATAATACAAATAAGTCATAGTTTTTGGTTTTATGTATTGGTTAATAAATATTTAATTCTTCTTCAATTTTTATTTTTTCTTTTTTTTAGGCTTTGTATCTTCAAATACATCATTAGTGCCATAGGTATTGTATTGTTCTTCCATCTTTCTTTGTAATTCATCAGCTTTCGCATCTCCCTCACCTGGTTCTATACCTGTGTCAAGATAATATTGATTCAGCTCTTTTTGATAATCAGGTTCTATTCTTTTCCTAGGTCCATCAGCATCTCCAAGTCCTTCTAATGGGTCATAACCATAGGGCACGACTCTTGCATTTTCCATATAATTAATGGTTTTTTCATCATCATCATATTCAGCAAACTTTCTATCATCTGATTCATTTTGTTTCAACGCGGACTTTGTCGCCACGCTATTCAGTTTAAAGGCTGAACCTTTCATTTTAAACGCCATGTTTGTTTATTTTTGTATTAATATTAATCGTGATAACCTAATTCTTTTGCCGTATCACGGTCTATAGCTTTTCTATCTAAATCTTGAATTTGTCTTTCTCTCATAGTTGCTATGTAGTGTTTTTTCTTTTTACCACTACTCCACCACTTAGGTGTTTTCATTGGATCGCTATATATAGGTTTCCCATCTTTATACCCAATAATTGATTTGTAAGTCTTTATTTTCTTTCCATCAGGTCCTGATACCATAAGGTTTTGCATTTCCTTTTCTTCACGTAAAGTCTTGTTCAATCCTTTACCGAATTTCAAATCTTCAATTTCTTCTTTATTTTCTAGTCTTTGTAATCTTCTATGTGCTTTGTTCATCTCTTCTAAGCTCTTATTTCCACCGGTCATCTCTAATAGTTGAGCTACATAGTCTGGATCCATATTCCTTAGCTCAGGTAATGACGCTGCTTCTCCTTCATAAGGGTTACCCGTTCCAAGTATTCTCTGTCCATCTATATATTTATCAACATCACTTACTTTTTTATCTTTATCTTCATCTTCTTGGTGTAATGGACTTTTCATATACGCCATTGTTGCTTTTGTCTTATGTCCACCCATTTTATACGAGCTTCCTTTCATTTTAAATCCAGATGACTTCATAGTAGTTGGTGCATCATCTTCAAATCGATCCTCGATTGCTGGAGTATCTAGTTTTAGTTTTCTTTGTTCCCATTTTTCTCCGGGATTCACTTCGTGATTTTCGTTCCATATATTGTCACTATGTTTTATGTTATGATCTAACACTCCTATTTTATCTTCTTTTGTGCTATTCGCTTTGTGCCACTTTTTATCTTTTAAAGCTGAGCCCTTCATTTTAAATGCCATAATATTGTTTTTTGTTTGTAGTTAACTATTTAGAATAGTTACATACATTTCTCGCTATTTAAGCGCAGTGTGACACTAGCCAGTTACTAATCTCTATATTAATACCCTAATGTCACTAAAAAAAGTTATTACAAATATTGGGATGAAGTGTTGCCCCCTCTTTTCCCCCCGCCCCCTCCCCAGGAAAACTCCAACCTCATCATGGGCCACCCCTTAATTCTACCCATTTCCCTCCTCAATTCCATTTCATCCATATCCCTCCACATTTATCCCATCACCTCATCCCTACTATTCTATCCTGTCTTTATCCCTCATCCTATCCCTCTCCCCTATCCCTATCCCTATTCCTCTTCTCCATTCCCATCCATAATCCCTATCCCATCTCATCATGATATCCCAATGATGATCCCAATCCCTTATCCCATCCCTCCTCTCATCCCATCTCTCATCCCATTCATCTCATCTCATTCCCAACTTAATACAAACCAAATACTAATCCACTTGGATAATATATATGTAACAAATAAGTAATAACAATATGAAATCAATTATCAAATCAATTAAACAAACAGACTACACTACAATAATAACTACTAAAAGTAATATAGTAAAAGTCTACAAATTTGAAACAATTAAACAAAATAATGAATTTTATAAATCAATTAAATAATAATAATATGAATAACACTAACACAATCACAATTAGAATAGATGAGGATAATGATATCTATGAAATGACAGTCAACAATGTAGTCTACACACTTGACAATGTATATGACTCTGAATTTGGTCAACTATTTGATGAATTAAATATGTCAATTGAATTACTATAATGTCAATATGTCATGACAAAGAGTCACACACTTTGAGAGAGTGAGGAATACTAGTCAATGTAAATTATCAATTAAACAAACAATATACTTTTATACCAACTCAATACGACTTCAATTCGATAATAATAATATAAAAAATAATAATATAAATATAATAAAAAATAATAATAATAATAATAATAATAATAATAAAATAAATATTAATTTAAAAAAATAATAAAAAAATGTCAAATACAATTAAAACAAACTCATTAAAAATAATTAAAATAAATAAAAATATATATATACCATTTCAATTACATCAATTACCAAAATATTTTAATAAATATACAATTGATTATTTCAATTTAAAAGGTTATTGTTATATTAATTTAATTGATATAAAAGAAAACAATACAAATTTTAATTATAAAAATTATATTGATACAATGGTATTTCACAAAACTTATAATTATAAGAACCATAAATAAAATAAAATAAATAATTAAATAAAAAATAAAATGAATTACAAAGTAAAAATAGAAGGATTTTCAAACAAAGTATATTATGATACTACAATTGAAGATATATTAAAAGAAATAAAGATATTCACTGATTTAAAATATATAAAGTCAATTGAATGTATCAATTATAAAATAAAAGAATTGTCACAATATTTAGTAAATTTAGACGAAAATGAATAATAACAAACTAAATACGAGTCAAGTTGGATAATATAACTGTAAATAAATTATAAATTAAAATATAAATAAAATGTTAAAATTAAAATTAAAATTATTAAAATTATTATTAAATAATATATTTAAATATAATAATAATGAGTGTAGGGATAAATGGATGGAAACAACCATTGATGATGTAAAATTTTTGTTAAATAAATAAATAATAATTAATTACATACTAAATACGAACAATGTTCGATAATATAAATATAAGAAAAAATAAATAAATAAATAAATAAATAATTAATAACTAAAACAAAAAAAATGAGTAAAGAAAATGTAATGAAATCAAAAAGATTTGTAGTAAGACTATCATTAGTCGGAAAGAATCAAACAATCGAGTTTACTAATAAGAAAGGTGACACAATAAAGTATAATCACGACAAAGTGTATACTATTATGAAAGATAAATTAGAAAGTCTAAATTGTTTTAAGAAGTACAAATCTTACACCGCGACGAACAATATTCCATTAGTATTAAGAAATAAAGAATTAGTATAATGAAGAATTTTAGTCACTTTAAGGTATTTTCAACAACTTTAAATATAGTGTATATATCAAGTATGTTGTATGTCTTTGGACTTGTAGTAATGACTATTGTCCAAAATAATTAAGTCGAGTTAGTTCCACTTGTTCCCTCGTACATCAAATATGAACAAGTATAAGTAGTCTTGGAGTAAAAGAGTGGTTCGATTCCCTCACTACTACTAAAAATTAAAATTATGAAAGTATTAAAGTATAATCAGAGTGGAAGAATAGTATTCCTAGTGATAAAATGGAATAAAATAGTATTTAAATCATTTAATGAAAGTAAATGTTACGACTATATATTCGATTCTATGTAAAATAAATTATGAGAAAAATAAATATAAGTAAATACGAAGGAAACACTCATTATAGTGTTCATGTAATCGATAGTTATGGTCAAGAATATCATTTAGGTTATCTAGATTTGACTGTTAAAATGAAAGATATACAAAAACTATCAGAAGAAATATGGTCAAACGAGACTGAACAAGAATTATCTTTATTAGATAAATGTATAAAAGAGTGTATAGAAATAGATAAAAATAAAAGAAATAATATAATAAATGGAAATTATGACGGACTTGACTAAAGAAAAGAAAGAATTTGATAAGTGGATGAAAAAACTTATAAAGAAAAATGGTACAACTAAATATTAAAATTATGAAAACATTTTACTGGAATAAAGAAACTTTAGAATACTATTCTACTCATTTAAATGAAATAGAAAATTTTGTTAAGTATGAGTGTGACTTAGAAGATAATGAAACTTATGAAGATTTAATAAAAGATTTAACTAAACAAAGTAAAAACTATAAAAAAGATTCTAATAAAAACAAATAAAAATTATGATAAAGAAAAGTTTAATAATTGGAATGATGAGTATTTCAATAGTGGGAATGAGTCAAACCCAATGTAATGGACTCACTAAAGATAGTGTTCAATGTAAAAATACTACTACTTCTACAACAGAATTATGTTATTTACATGACAAAATGTATGTAAAAGATGACAAAGTGTCACAAAAATGTAAAGGTACGACTAAAAAGAATAAATCTTGTAAAAATAAAACTAAAAATGAAAGTGGTTTGTGTTATCGACACGAAGAAAAGTAAAATTCCGCTCAATAGAGCGTCACAATAGGTAGAACGGTTGAAATCTAGAAACGTAAGAAACAGATAGTTGAGAGTAGTGAGGTTCGAGTCCTCACCTACCACTAAAAATATAAATTATGACAAAAGAAGAGAAAACAGAGAAATTTATCCATGTAGGAATGGTGTCTTCATATCTTCAATTAGTAGAAGGTAAAGGATATGGTGAAATTGTGGAAATACAGAACAAACATGAAGTTAAAAATGTATTCTTTTTGCCTCCAGTTGATGTAGATACAGGTGACTTACTAAAATCTGACGTAGAATCTATGATAGAACACTTTATAGAACGTGAAGATTATGTAAAATGTGGTAAATTACAGACACTTATTAACAATAATGAGTGTGATGAAGACGGATGGTTATATTTAGAAAATCGTATCACAAACTAAATACGACACGAGAAGGATAATATAAATATGAAATGCAAATGTAATAATATAATACCTCACCAACGAGTTAGTCTTGGTTATAAAGTGTGCGTAAACTGTTCTAATACAGAGCGTTATGGCTGTGCACCTCTTATCAATCATAAAACTGGTAACTCAATACAGATTATGAGTGGTAGTGACGCGGCAATTATAGCTAAGTTAACTCGACGCAGAGGTTATGGAACAATGTTAAAATAATATGATAGAAATAATAATGATATTAAGTATAAGTGTTATAATAAGTATATATATTATCTCACAAGTGAAATGCAGTATAAGAACAAATATATTTATGAATAATATAAAGAAATACGATAAAAATAAAAAAAATAAAATTAAATAAAATTAAATAAAATGAGAAAATTTAACATTCAAGACAGAGCTATATTAGACGAGATGGTTAGTAACTTTGTAGCAGAAATACATAAGGATCAAGATGAAGCGGATCTATTAGGTAAAAGACCAATCATAACTAAAGAATACTGGTTGCACATGATTGAAGAAGTACAAAATAAAATAGATAGTCTTACAACTAAAAAAGCATTAAAAAATAGTAATCAATATAGAAATAAATAAAATGAACAATGAAAAAGAAATGTTAGAAGCTACAGTAAAAGGCCTCGAAGAAAAAGTAAGTCAATTAAATGATGACTTAATGATGAAAAAGAAAGAATTAGAAGATGTTAATAAACCTGAAATGACAAGTAAAATATACGATTCATTAGAATCTTGTATTATTGAAGGCGTTCAAGAAGGTCTTGGCAACTTAAGGCTTGATGATATTGAAGTAGAATATGGTTTAGATTACAATGCTTCAGTATATTTAGAATCGTTTAATATTCCTGAAGATGGTTTAGTAGAATATATAATGGGTGAAATTAACAACAAATTTAAAATATTAGAAAATGAAGCTAACAAGTAAAAAAGTAGAAAACTACATGAAATGGAGAACAGATGGTGTTTTTAACCATTGTCCTATTGCTACATCTAAAGCGTGTAATGATATTTATGACGAATATAAAGATAATGAGTTCGTAAACTTAAAAGCTATTGATTTTATGAAGTTATTATTTTTTAATGAGCCTATAAATGGATTATGCACACATAGCTATGGCTTTAATACAGCTAATGGAAGAAATATAATAGAAATATTAAAAGAAAAATATTATGAATACAAAAATTAAAGAACAACCAGTTCCTGAATGGTTTAACGGTCAAATATACGACAAAGGTGATATTGTGGCAAATAGATTTACAGGAGAAGAAATAGAATTAAATAACGTAGAATTATCCATGTACGACTTTGTGATGGGTGCTTCAATAGTAGTTGAGATGGGTATGTTTAATACTCCTCAACATGTTCAAGACCTTAGAAAAGGCTTAGCATGGTTTATGAAGTACAATCCAGAAGCTTATATGGTATTATTAGATTAAAAAAAAGAATATGGCAACAAGAAGTATAGTTAGATTTGCTAAGCGTGAAGTAGGAGTATCGTTTAGTGAACACCCAGAAAGAGTAGAAATACAAGTATATAAACATTATGATGGTTATCCAGAAGGACACCCAACTGATTTAGCAAAGTTCTTAAAAGGATTTAGTATAGTTAATGGAATAGGTAGTGATACACATAAAGTATCTAACGGATTAGGATGTTTAGCTGCGCAATATGTAGCAGCTTTCAAACAAGAGGCAGGTGATATATATTTAGAAAACTCAGATACAAAGCGCGGTGATATAGAATATATTACCTATGTGTGGGGAGATGAAGGTAAAAGTATATGGATGAGTATATTTGATGTATACGAAAAAAGATGTATATTTGTAGGTAAACCACAAGAATTAATAGATAAATACGAAGAATAATGATGAAAATGGAGAAATATAAACAAAATTTAACGATTCATGGTAATGAAGTGTGGTCATATACGACTCATGTAGCTACTATAGATCCAGTAAAAGAAGAACTACATCAATTAGGTTGGTGGAGTGTAACAACACAGAAACATATAAATTATGTAGCTGATTTTTTTAATCTTAAATTAATACGAAATGACTAAAAAAGAAATGAACGAATTAGCAGATTTAATAGTAGATAAATTATTAACTACATATATTAGAGAGCAATCTACTTGGTATACTAATTCAACTATGGATGATATTTATAATCAATTTAAGCAAAAACCTAAGAAAAAGACTAAAAAAGCAGAAACAGAATCTGAATTACTAGGTGAATTAGCTAAATTATTAACTAAACTAGAATACCATAAAGAAAACGAAGAATACGAAATATGTGCAGAGCTACAAATAAAAATAGATAAAGTAAATGAGAAATTAAGTAAATTATGATGAGAAAAAAACCAATGCTAGCATATCCTGTTAGCGATAAACCAATAGACTACGATAATAAAATATCTATACAACCAAAATTAGATGGTGTTAGATGTTTAATCCAGTATGATGCAGGTAAAGTAACCGCGTATTCACGTACAGGTAAAGAGTGGAAAAACATAGAACATATTACGTTAAATTTATATAAGTTCTTTGACAAACACCCTAATGTTATACTTGATGGCGAATTGTATAATCACGATCTAAGAGACAATTTTGAGAAGATTATATCATTAGTCAGAAAAACAAAACCAACAGACGAGGATCGTCTAGAGGCCCGAGAACTAACACAATTTCATTGTTATGATATCATAGATGAAACTCTAACATTTGAAGAACGTAATTATTTTATTATTAAACAAGTGCCTACTTCATATTGTGTTAAACACTTAAAGACTCAAGCTGCCGCTACAGAATCTTTAGCTAAAGTTGTACATCAACAAAACTTAGATAATGGTTATGAAGGCTCTATATTGCGTACTAATGATATGTATCAATGTAAGCGTTCTCACAACCTTAGAAAGTTTAAAGACTTTTCCGATGCTGAAGCTACTATTATAGGTTTTGTTGAAGGCAAAGGTAAACGTGTAGGTACGCTAGGTAAGTTTATTATGCGAGATGATGATGGTATAGAGTTTGGTTGTCCACCTGGAAAAGGATATTCTTATGATATGATGCGATATATGTTAGAAAGTGTCCATGATTTCATAGGCGCAAAAGCCACGTTTACGTACTTTGAGCGTACAAAAGCAGGTAGTTATAGACACCCATTATTTAAATGTATTAGAAATTATGAATAAAAGATTAAAATTATGAATAAAAGATTAAAATTAA